GCCCGTCCAGATCATCCCGTTAGAGATCTCTCCCTTGCTCCATTGTAGCACACCTACAATCAGGTATCCTACTCCGGTAGCCCCTACGATTAGATGCTCAATCGTCACTGTGAACTCCATATTCTGCTTCAATCAAGTTAGCTGCAACGTGCCAGTAATTATGTGCTCCCTTTGCAGCTTCGTGCTGTACCATTAACAGATCAACACAGCCTTTTATGGCTTGTTTATAGCCTTGGTTAAAACCTCTCCACCTTTCTTGCGAACTTTTAACACCTTCGGGTGTCATAGGAACGGCATAAGCCTCTGCTTCACGCGCCATCTCAATCACTGTTTTCATTTGCTCATCTCCGTTTTGTATCTTTCCCATGCTTTTGTGAGAATCTCATCTTTAGTCATTTCTTGTCCTTATCCTTCTTACCGAATATAGCATCCCAGTTATCTCTGAACTTCTGAGGGTCAGGGATAGGTCGTGGTGCTGATCCTTTACCGCCATCGCTTGCTGTCATGTGTTCTCCAAATATGTAATTGCTGCTTCTAAAACGGAAACATCATCCTTAGACTTTCCAATCATTGTATTACAGTTAGTGCAGAGAAGCCCCCGAACTTTATCGGTTGTATGGCAATGATCTACACACAATGCGGTACTACTAGTTACTGCCCTACCTTGTTCAACATCTTCTTCATGTCTTCCGCAGATAGCACAACAATAGTTCTGGTCTTCTCTAAGCTGATTGTATTGCTGTAATGTAATACCGTATCGGCGTAGGCGTTGTTCCTTTGCTTTACCGGGATTATTCTTATACCAAGTACTCGATCCTTTCTTATGAATCTCCTTCTTTTCAGGGTTCTCCAAGTGTTTTTTTCTGCGGCAAACCATACAGGTTGAATCTTTATAGACCTTTCGAGTACCGTCAGAAAGGGTATGGTAGGTGTTACCAAACTTTTCATCAGGTAGCTCTTGGGCGCAAACTTTACATTGTGTCATGTTAACTCCTTTTGTGACCAGTATTATTATACACTATGATCACGAAACTGTCAACACTTTTCTGCAAAATTATAAAGATTCTTCAGCAACTTCTACTAATTTGTTTACTTTCTTATCAAAATACAGACTACCAGCGGGGCCGGTCTCGCCTGTAAACCGTGACTTTAACAATCGAAGTTCAGTTGTATTCCGTTTAGCTTCATCGTCATTCTGCTGATCCCTTTGAAGTCCGATAACCGCATCAGACAACTGACTGATACCTTGAGTACCTCGTAAGGACGACAAGCTGATTTCAGCCCCGTTTTCTAAGCCTTTACCGTCCTGTCGGCGGGTATGTGAGATGCCAAACAAACCTACTCCTGTCTCCTCGACAAATGTACGCAACTTTGTAAGCAACATATCAAGTCCTTTACGCTCGTCTGTGTCCATTCCTGACAGGATCATTTGATAGTGATCCAAAATAACCCACTGACAGTTCTGTGCTTTAACCATGTACCGCAACCGATTCAGCACATTGTCAATATCCAATGAACCAAAGTGATTAAACAACACACAGCGACCCGTGCCCATCGTCTTCAAGTAAGCCTTTTCTAGTTCCTCTTCGGTGTACTCTGTCTGAGGCAAATGTAGAGGCTTACCCGCTTCAATGGACATGATACCCAAAGCAGTTCGCTCTGGGGATTCTTCCAAGAAAGCCATTCCAATATTGTCGTTAGTTGTCATCAACAAGTGGTGAATCAACTGACGCAAGAAGGTAGATTTACCTTGTCCTGTTCCTGCGGCAATGGTAATCAACTCCCGCTTACGCAAGCCTGCCATCATGCCGTTGAGTTTGGCATAAGGCCATGACGCATCAGGCAACTGCTTAGGCTTACGAAGCTCTTCCCATAAGTCCCTACCGTTGATGATCCCATCTGGGGTATAAGGACTAGCCCTCCACCACTCGTTAACAAAGTCCTTGGTCGCTCCTGCAATCAGGTAGTCACAAGCATCCTTGTGTCCACTCTTGTGTTGCATGATCTTGGCCTTGTTACCGAACAATTCAGCCACTTCCTTAGCCGCCTTCTTCCCCGGCTCATCAGCATCAAAGCAGATAACCACAGAGTCGAAGCTGTTCAGCCACTCATACTGTGCCTTACAGTCCTTCAGAGCAGCCTGAGCGCCATTCCTGATACTCACTGTAGGGTAGAGAGATCCTTGCATCTGGAAAGCTGCGAGAGCGTCAAGTTCTCCTTCTGTGATGGTGACAGCTTTTCCTCCAGCGTGAAAGAGATGCTGACCGAATAGTGTTGCTCGCCCGAAGTCTCCTGAGATGGAGAATTGCTTTGTAGGAACACTGCGTTGCTTAACAGCCGTTCTAACTCCATCTCCGTCAGTGTAAGGATAATACTGATAGTCTCCATCGGTGGTTACTCCATACTTCTCACAAGTGGCCTGACTGATACCTCGGTCAGGGATTGATTTTACTGTTCCTCGAATGTCCATAATAGCTTTCTTGTTCGCTCCGCTGGGGGCTACAGCGTCCCTCATTACCGTTCGCTCATCGTAAGCACCTTCGTGCTCGGTTACACCGCAACTGAAGCAGTGTGTATGCCCATCGTCATAGAGACTGTTAGCGTCCTTGCTACCGCAGTGCTCACAGGCGATATGACGTAGAAACTTACTAGCCACAGTTCTTCTCCTTGAGTTTGGCTTCGATGGCTCGTTCGTATTCCCAGCCATTGAAACACCAAGACTGCCACTCGGCTTGGTTGTAAACCTCTGATAACTCCTCATCCGTCAGCCCAACCCATGTGCGCTGTGCTGGTGGGGATGTGTAGAGGGGTGTGTTTGAGTTGAATATCCGCGCAGTGTCTAGCGGCAGGATGACGCATTTCCCTCCGTAATACCCAGACACAACTGCCACGGGCTCCACGCGCTCCGCGCTTTGCTGCACGGGTTCTGGCTGTGGGGCGGTGTAGAGGGCTCGGACTTGCCGATACTCATCTTCTGCTAAACGCTTATCGCAACCAAGCCAAGCTCCCCATGTCCCATCATCGCGTGCGTCTCGGTATTGCCACGCCACAGGCTCCTGCTGTGCTGTCACGGGGCCAGCCTTTTCCAGTGGGCCAATGTCTGCCTCGTACTTGGCGACCCACATATCAGCGCGGCGCTTTTGCTTTTCGTACTGGTCTTTCCAATCAATCTCCTGCTGTGCTGGCTGCTCTGCCAGTGCCTTGCACTTGTCGCAGTCGTGGTTCACGCAGCCGATCTTTGGCTCAACCTCGTAGTCCAACCCCAACTCTCTGGCGTTCTCTGCCATCTTGTCGAGGGCTTCGTTTGCCAGTGCTTCTCGCAGAGCATTGACTAAAAGTGCTGTTGTCTGCATATCCACAGGAACAATAGCTCCCGGCTTTAAGTACTTCATTACATCAATGGTAGTCATCATATTGCCTTTCAAGCTCATCCCAAGAGTTATTCACCTGTTTGCCAATGGATTCAAGGTCATTCAAGTCCAGTGTATCCACAATGTTAACATCCTTGTACCATACTTCCAAGCTATCCCAATCAATCTCAGGATCGTCAGAATAGATGTACATCTTAAAGACTACTAAGACTTTAGCGCTACCTTCACCGAGTGTAAGCATTAGTTGATACATCATTTAAGCACCACCTTTAACAGGGTTAAGACACCCACAAACAGTGAGACAATCATTCTTGCTCCTTAGAGTCCTCAGACATTCGTTTCACAGCTTGCATTACATCGTACATGACCTGTTCGTAGCCGTTGGCACGGATAAGACCAGCCATATCGTCGATCACTGAGTGATACCAGCACTCAAAGTTCACCAGTTCTTGCTCTTGTTTGTCCATAAGTTCAATCATTGAATCGTTCATTTAAACACCTGTTAACAGAAGTTAGACACAATTAGACAACTATCTATAGTACTTTAAAGTACCTAAGACATTTCTTCTATGCTTCTATGTCTCTTTATAAGATACTTATAGTAAGTACTTATAGTATGTAACATCTAAGCATCTATGAAACATCTTAGTGTCTCTATAGTATTATTATATGTGCAGATCAATCTTTGTCAACCCCTAAATTGTAACCAAGTGTAACAGAGGTGACATCTAGGCCATTGCCCATAGTGTCCGGATTGTCCATCTCGTCATCAAAGTCTGCCTCCTTGACCAGATCAGGTCTATCCTTGGTCGGGATGTTGGGCATATCCTTCATACACCTATTGCACATATCAAGGAATTCATTGGTCATGGCGTGTCTACG